TCTAATACTGTTTTTCTAAACTTGGAGTAAACCTGTAAGTTTGTCTTGGTTACTCTTCTAAAATTTTGTTGTTCTAAAATCTAAATCTAAAACTAATGTTTGTTGTAGAAAACACTTTCAGTCAACGGCCATGTTGTCCTCATCTGATTCCTCAAGGTTGTAGTTCACAACGTCCATCACCCACTGGGGTGGAGGGACATGTTGTGCTGCTGCATCATGAGGAAACCAGGGAGTATCCCAAATGCCACTGGTGAAAGAGTAGTCCACAGCCCATGCATGTTCCTCATAGAACTTGTAGTCATCCAGAAGGTTATCAGGCCAAAAGAGAAGTATGGTGCTGAAGTCTGTTACATTGATCAATTGCTCAACCAAAGTCATAACTCCAAAGGCAGCATCCTTCAAATCAAATAGCATGAATGTCCTTTCTAGCTTTTTCTTCAGTTTTCTGAGTTCCATCACTTTGATTTCCTCTTCTGTGAGTTCAAGGAATCTCAGTGCCTGTTTTTCAATATCACTCCTAGTCGGGGTATACTCTTGGAAAGCCTCATAAGGGATTGCCATGTCACCATTCTCATATCTGGAATACCAGCCTGCGAATGCTGCCATAAGCTCCTGATTATTTGGTGTCCAATAGATATTCTCCTTTCTGAGAAAATACTGAGCAACAGTGTACACAGGGTTTTGAAGTCCTAGAGCTGATGCAATCTCCATTGCAAGAAAGTTTCCTTTGGGCTCAAAGCTGGTGTCACGCAGCCCTAAGAGACCAGGGATCAAACTTGAATGGTGTCCTGGATCAACTTTTTGTTCTTCTAGGAAAACTGTCTTCCACAGTGTGGGAAAGTCGTCAAACCGAGTTCCCTCCCAAACTGTGTGGTCAAGTCTTCCTGTGTGTTCTTGGTATGTGGGGTCAACAAGAGAATCAATGAATGGTCGCGGGTACCACTCACCAACCTCCTGCCAACTGTACATTCTCTGGTTGTTTCCAAAGAATGCTTGTCTGTTTATTGTCCTAAACATCTCTCTGTCCCAAGCCTGCCTGGCAAAGGTGAGAGCATCCCTAAAATTACCATCTGTAGTAGCATTAGTGGTCTTCCATTCAATCAAGCTTCTAATAGTGCTGGAGTCCATCTGAGGAAACCAACCAAAGCCTCCATCTAATAAAGGCACCTTTCTAAACTTTCTTTTAAGGTAACTGACATTTTCTATCTCTTCTATCTCTACATTTTCTACTTTGTTTCCATTGGTTAGTGTTAGGCCACAATCCTTGAAGCCTTCCACCAACTTCTGGGGGAATGAGGGAATTTTGTCTGCTAATCTAGCTGATATGAGGTTGTCATCTCCATTGGTGTAAAATGGTGTGGAGTGGACTTCCTCATAGGGAATACTGGTGGGTATGGCCATCTTGTGTAGTGAGTACAAGACAACCCAGTCATGCATGAGGCTATTGAACTCAGTTGTGGCAAAGAGGCCACTCTTGAGCCCCGTCACAACAAGCATGCTTTTGCCTAAAATAGTGGGGGTCCAGGCGATGCCGTCTAACAACATCTTCCTAACTAACCTATCTTCTTCAGTTGCCTTGGGGTAATAGTCTTCTACAATTCTTCTAACTATCTCCAGGTGAAAGCCTGAGATACTGCTATCCCAGCCACTCACATCACCAGCCACTACTGGCCAATGACCGTCATGTTCCATTGACTGAGCCCAGTCGTTGAAACACATCACTGGATCACATCCTACTGTGTGCCTGCCTAAGAGTCCATGTCCTGATCTAAACTGGTTAATGAAATCTCCAAAGTACTTTTTCATTAGACAAAACTGTACAAAACTTAACACATAAAAATATCTAATCTTTCCATCTTTACATTTAGCTTCTAATCTAAGTTCATCCTTCAAGTGCATTGTGGCAACCCACTCTACAAATGAACCTCTTTTCAGTGCTCTCTCTGCAAAATCCATCATGTCCTTGAGGTCTGGTGTCATGACAAATCCTTGGTCTGTTTCTTCCAGGTAGAACCTTCTGTTGTGTTTTCCATATGTAACATCAAGTTCTCTCCCGGCTGCGGCAGATCCATTGATTCCTTTGCTATCAACTAAGTGTCCTGTTTCTGTCTCAAAAGTGAAGGGGTTAACTATCTCATGATCTGTGAGCAGTCTGCAATTGCTTACAAACTGGTCCAAGATCATCCTAACTGAAGTGTCTGCTAATTCGGCTGCTCCTGGGTCTACTGTTGGGGTGGATACTTGTTTTCTAAAGAGTTCTCCATCTATGGTCAAGTTTTCTGGGATGGGGGCTGCATTTTTGGTGTTCCTAAGTCTAGTAATAATCCTATCTTTTGCTTCTGGTTCCTTCATGTTGGATAAAGGGAGCCATTCAGCATTTTGTCTGATTTTGGTTTTGGTACTAATTCTACAAGGGTTGTAAATGTCTGAGTCTATGGTTGTAATTTGGGCATTGAGATCCGGAATTGGGTCTTTGCTAGGTCTTCCTCGGGAGGTTAACTTTGCATTGACTTCATCCAAGCTCTCAGCTGCATCTAAAAATCCTATTGCTACTGATTCTCCTGCTGATAACAAGGTGTCATTATTGAGTTCTGCCAAGTATTTCCTGGCTTCATCAATAACCTCACGGCACACTGGGACCCATATACCGATAATATCATCGCTGGCTGCTCCAATACCGATAATGAGTCCATCATTCTTTCCTCCATTGATCATGAGGGGTGTTCCACAATCCCCATATCTCAATGGGAGTGTGTTAACATATCCATCTAAGTTGAGTGTAAGGTGGTCTGTGGTGGAGTGGACGGTCACGTTGGTAGTCCAAGTCGTCATAGCTG